CTCTGTGCCTTCAAGGTTTTCGGCAATAGTTGCCAGCTTCTTGATGTGGTCCTCAATATCGCGTCGATCCGCTGTCGCATCTTCTTCCTGCTTCTTAGCAGCCAGCCACATCTGGGCTAACTCGTTCATGTCGGTGGTCTCAATCATGCTTTGCCTCCAATCTTGGCAATGATTGCACCCAGATCAGGCGCTTCCCAAGCCTCCAACTTGCCAGAGCGATCCTTGGCCAGCCAGAGGCCATCCGAGTCGCACATCAACGCACGCTGGGTCACGCCTTCGGAATCACGCTCAACACGAAGCGCCAGCACTTCATCAAAGAAGTAAGGCAGGCCTTGTGTCAGGCTCTTGCCAGGCATGCCTGGGTTGTAGAGCATCTTGCCCATCTCATCGGTGGACTTCTCCAGCTTGGCCGACATGTAGACATGCTTGCCTGGCAGATCGCGGAAGGCGCGAATCAGCTCCTGCATGGTGCTGTTCATCTCGCCATATGCTGCGCGGCCATCCTTGGACTTCTTCATCTCATGGGACAAGACCACCTCAGCAACTTCGCTTATCGAGTCAAGCGCCACCGATTGAAAGCCTGCGGCCTCCTTGCTGTCTCTGGCCCATGTGAAAGCCTCACGCAAGTCGTCCATCGAGGCGATCTCGATGTAAGGCAGATCAGCGTCCTGAATGGACAGCAAGCCACCCTCAGCTGACAACACGATCACATTGGGCAGGGTCTTAACCAGCGTAGTCTTACCAGCACCGGCTTGGCCGTACACCAACAACTTCACTCCATTGGCAGACAAACTGCCGGTCGATTTCAAATTGATAGCCATTTGGCTCTCCTTTTTTTTGCACCTCCGTCTGGGAATCAGTTCGAGGTGTGACGTAACTATAAACCATTTTTTAGTGTAATATCCACACATCGCAATAAATATTTTCAACAAAGGAAAAAAACATGATGACCCTAGAGCAGATACGAGACGCGCTCTCCGACCGAATGCCTGTCAAGGTGGCCGAAGCCACTGGCGTGCACTACAACACCATTCGCCAAGTGCGCGACAACCCCAACGCAAATCCAACCCACAAAGTCCTGCTGGCGCTGTCCAACTACTTGGAAAGCCGCAAGGTGACACATGGCTGACCTCTCAAAAGTACTTGGCGGTCCTTGGGCACCTCCACCAGAAAAACTCGTTGCACCACCAGAGACTCAACTAATCGATGCAATGCGTGCGGCTGGCCTTGAGCCACCAAATGAAATATTGATGGATGGAAAGATTCATCGATTCCGATCAGGCACAAAAGGATCACCAGGACATGGTGACAAGCCTGGTTGGTATTTGGAGATGGTATTCCAGCTGGTCGGTTTGGCTGTTGGCGTGCAGGGATGGAAATAACATGGCGAGCTGATGTTGGCCGCAAGCTGACTGAATTTGAGGAAATGGCACACGCCAGACGAATCAATGAGTCAAAAGTCTTGCGTGAAGCAGCTCAAGAACGACAGCATCAAGTCGCAAGCGAGACAGTTGAGAAAATTTGGCTTAGTGGTGGTGCAGCACATCCTGATCACCCATACCTAAAGCGCAAGGGAATCCAGACACATGGTGTTCGGATTACAGGCGATGGCAGATTGATGGTCCCACTATACGATGCAGATGGCACACTCAGCACCCTGCAATACATTGATGAGGATGGCGGCAAGCTCTACCACCCAGGCGGTCAGACTGGCGGCAAGTTCTGGATGGTAGGCTCACTAGATGAGCCAGGCACGCTGTTCGTGGCCGAAGGCTTCGCAACAGCAGCCACCATCCATGAAACCACCGACAGGCCGGTCGTGGTGGCCTACAGCGCCAGCAATCTGGTGCCGGTCACTGGCACACTCAGGGAAATGTATGGAGCAACTCAAGACATCGTGATTGTCGCAGACCATGACCAAAGCGGTGTTGGCCAACGCTACGCAGAACAGGCTAGTGCCAAATATGGCGCACGCATGGTGATGCCTCCGATCCTCGGTGATGCCAACGATTATGCCCAAGCAGGCCACGATCTGGCAGGCTTATTGATTCAACAGACTGGCACAGCGGTGATCGACAAGCTCAAGGTCGTATTTGGAGACCAACTCGGCAGTGACTATGAAGCTCCAGACGAACTGGTCGAAGGCCTGATGACCATTGGCAGCTCGGTGGTGGTCTATGGCGACAGCAACTCAGGCAAGACATTCTGGGCGCTCTCAGTGGCCACAGCCATTGCCATAGGCACAGACTGCTACGGCAGGAAGACCGACCCAGGCTTGGTTGTCTATCTGGCCAGCGAAGCGCCAGCGAGCATTCGGTCACGCATGCAGGCCATCAAGAAGTTCCACGGCTGCAACCTAGAGAACTTGGCAATGGTGCCAGTTCCCATGAACTTCTACTCAGGCGACCAAGATGCTCATGATGTGATTGAGCTGGTGCGAGCAGTTGAGCAAATCAAAGGCAGGCCGGTGCGCTTAATCATTGGCGACACATTGGCCAGAATGAGCGCAGGAGCCAACGAAAACAGTGGTGAGGACATGGGTCCAGTAATGGCCAGATTCGATCAAGTGGCCACGGCCACAGGCGCAGCTCTGATGATCATCCACCACAATGGCAAAGATGCAGCCAAAGGAGCACGTGGCTGGTCAGGCATCCGAGCACACATTGACACCGAGATCGAGGTCACAGAGAAAGACGGAACACGCTCAGTGACCGTCACAAAACAGCGCGAACTTCCAAGCAAAGGCGACACGATTTACTTCAAACTGGAGATCATTGAGATGGGAACCACAAAGTTTGGAGGCGCTGCAACCACCTGCGTGGCCGTTCCAGACGATGATGCAGCAACCACAAAACCACACAAGAAACCATCCAAACACGATGAAAACAATCGGACAGTTGAGCGTGCATGGTGGTCATCTGGTGCAGAAGAACGTAATGGTTTACCCTATTTAAGCAGATCATCACTGCGCGATCTTCTAGTCAAGGATGGCATGTCAGAACGCACCGCAAAGAACAAAACAGAGGCCAGCAGGCAGGATGGAATCATCGCTCAAATGCTCAATGCAGGAACAATTGAGCCATTCGAACACGGCTGGATTTTCATCAACGAATCCCAAGTCAGTGCCATGATGATGCAGAAAAATGGAGAAAAGAATCGCCCCTAATCGCCCCTGACTGCCCCTAGGGGTTTTTAGGGATTAGGGGCAAAAGCCAGTTAAATCGCCCCGCCCCGCCCCTAAAACGTATACGTTAGGGGCAGTAGGGGCAACTGGATGCGGAAAATTCGGGACAAAGTTATCCACAGAAAGGTGAGCAGGTACTAACATGAACAACAAACGTGAAACTCCAAATTTTTTAAGCTGGCAACATGACACACTGGCCAAGTTTGCAACTGAGGTCTACATCAGACTTCAAGATGAGCAAGCCGCAAACGAGCAACTCAGGATGGATTTAAAAGATGCCATGAAACTGGCGCGAATCGAAAACATGAAGGACAATGCAGCATGACCACAAAATCACACAAAGCAAAAGCGCCAACCAAGCGAACTAAGCCTGGCAGTGAAGACCGAGCCGTGATCAGCCAGATGGTGCTTGATGGCATGCGAAACGGCTTGAGCGCTTTCAAAGCATGTCAAGCAGCTGGTGTTCCTCAAAGCACTTTTTCACGGTGGGTGGATGATGATGCTACCCTTGCGGAGAATTACGCGCGCGCGAGGGAAGACCTGATCGAACGCATGGCCACAGAGATCATGGAGATCAGCGATCAAGATGTTGGCGTGGCCGTTGATGGCAAAAAAGACTGGGCGGCAGTACAAAAGCACAGGCTTCAAGTTGACACACGAAAATGGCTGTTGTCCAAGATGGCTCCAAAGAAGTTTGGCGACAAGATCGAAGTTTCTGGCGATCCTGCCAATCCCCTGGTGCAAAGAATTGAGCGCGTGGTCGTCAAGGCATGACAGTTTTACAGCTTCCAACCCCTGAGTGGGCAGTTCCACTGCTGGAGCCAAGCCGATACAAAGGCGCTTGGGGTGGCCGAGGCTCTGGCAAGTCCCACATGTTTGCCGAGCTGATGATCGAGGCTCACATCATGGACCAGAAGCGCAGAAGCGTCTGCGTGCGTGAAATCCAGAAGTCGCTCAACCAATCGGTCAAGCGCTTGCTAGAAACTAAGATCGAGCAAATGAACGCTGGCGCATACTTCGAGGTGCAAGAAGCCGTGATCAAGTCCCGCAAGGGCGATGGCATGATCATCTTCCAAGGCATGCAAAACCACACAGCCGACTCCATAAAATCGCTCGAAGGTTACGACTGCGCTTGGGTGGAGGAGGCTCAAAGCCTGAGCCAGACCAGCCTCGACCTGCTGCGGCCAACCATCCGCAAGCCAGACTCCGAGCTGTGGTTTACATGGAACCCGCGCCAGCAAAACGACCCAGTCGACTTCCTGCTGCGCGGTCCGACACCACCAAAAGACGCGCAAGTTCTGAAGGTCAACTTCACCGACAACCCTTGGTTTCCACAAGTCCTGCGCGACGAGATGGAGTACGACAAGAGGCGCGACCCAGACAAATACCAGCATGTCTGGATGGGAAGCTACCTCACAAACAGCAACACTAGGGTGTTCAAAAACTGGCGCGTCGAGGACTTCGAGGCACCACCAGACGCAATTCACCGGCTTGGTGCTGACTGGGGCTTTGCGGTCGACCCGACCACGCTGGTGCGCTGCCACATCATTGGCCGCACGCTCTACATCGACTACGAGGCCTACATGGTCGGCTGCGAGATCGTGAACACTCCAGAACTGTTCATGCAGGTGCCAGAGGCCGAGAAGTGGCCAATCGTGGCCGACTCAGCAAGGCCAGAGACGATCAGCCACATGAAAAAGAATGGCTTTCCAAAGATCATGACAGCGGTCAAAGGTCCGAAGTCGGTCGAGGAAGGCATCGAGTTCCTGAAGAATTACGACATCGTGGTGCACCCTCGATGCATCCACACCATTGACGAGCTGACGCTGTACAGTTACAAGCAAGACCCACTGACCGGCAAAATCTTGCCGGTACTCGAAGACAAGAAAAACCACGTGATCGATGCCCTGCGTTACGCCTGCGAAGGTGTGAGACGATCGGCCATCACAAAGCCTGCAACATTCACTCCATTGCCAAATGTAAAGAAATGGTGAGAAAATCACACAAAATGAGGATATAACATGGCCCGACTCTCAAACGATCAACGCCTTGCGAACCTGCACGACGAAGCCCTCGCGCAATTCGATGATGTGCAAAGCGCACTGCGCGACGAGCGCTTGCAATGCCTGCAAGACAGACGCTTCTACTCCCTAGCAGGCAGCCAGTGGGAAGGCCCACTCTGGGACCAGTACGAGAACAAACCCAAGTTCGAGGTCAACAAGATCATGCTGGCCGTGATCCGAGTGGTCAACGAATATCGCAACAACCGCATCACGGTCGACTTCGTCTCCAAAGATGGCGCTGAGAACGACAAGCTAGCCGAGGTCTGCGATGGACTCTACCGCGCAGACGAGCAGGCATCGGTGGCCGATGAAGCCTACGACAACGCCTTCGAGGAAGCTGTCGGTGGCGGTATCGGTGCATGGCGCTTGCGCACCATCTACGAAAACGAGGAAGACCCAGAGGACGACCGCCAACGCATCCGCATCGAGCCGATATTTGACGCTGACAGCTCGGTGTTCTTTGACCTTGGCGCCAAACGCCAAGACAAGTCCGATGCCAAGTTCTGCTTTGTCGTCACATCAATGACGCGCCAGGCATACAAAGACACATGGGGCGATGACCCGACCGACTGGCCAAAGATCATCCACCAGTACGAATTCGACTGGTGCACACCAGATGTGGTCTATGTGGCCGAGTACTACAAGGTCGAGGAAAAGACCGAGACCATCCGCATTTTCCAAACTATCACAGGCGAGGAAGAGCGCTACACCCAAGCCGACTTTGCCAAAGACGAAATGCTGGAGGAAACTCTGGCAGCCATCGGCACAGTCGAAGTGCGCCAGCGCAGGATCAAGACCAAGCGCGTGCACAAGTACATCATGTCGGGCGGCAAGGTGCTTGAAGACGCAGGCTACATCGCAGGCAAGTGCATCCCAATCGTGGTCGTTTACGGCAAGCGCTGGTTTGTCGACAACGTCGAGCGATGCATGGGCCATGTGCGCTTGGCCAAAGATGCCCAGCGCCTCAAGAACATGCAACTGTCCAAGCTGGGTGAGATCAGCGCATTGTCCTCAGTCGAGAAGCCAATCCTCACGCCTGAGCAGGTCGCTGGCCACCAAGTCATGTGGGCCGAGGACAACCTCAAGGACTATCCGTACCTGCTGATCAACCCGATCACAGACCAGAACGGCAACCAGGCAGTGTCTGGACCTGTGGCCTACACCAGATCGGCAGCCATCCCACCGGCAATGGCCGCGCTCTTGCAGATCACCGAAACCGACATGCAGGACATTCTGGGCAATCCAGCTGGTGCTGACAAGATGGTGAGCAACATCTCAGGCAAGGCCGTGGAGATGATTCAAGCCCGAGTCGATGGCCAAGCCTTCATCTACATGAGCAACTTTGCCAAGGGCATGAAGCGATGCGGTGAAATCTGGTTGTCAATGGCCAAGGACATCTACATCGAAGACAAGCGCAAGATGAAGACAATCGCGCCAACTGGCGAGGCTGGCATGGTCGAATTGATGCAGCCAACCATCGATCAGGAAACTGGTGAAGTTGTCATGGCCAACGACCTGACCAGCGCCACATTCGATGTGATCGCAGATGTTGGACCATCGAGCAGCACCAAGCGCCAGGCAACTGTTCGCGCCT